AAAATTGGAAAAGCTTTAAAAGGAAGAAAACAAACTGAACAAAATATTAAAAATTTAATTGCAAGATCAAGTAAGAGTGTGCTTCAATATGATAAATCTGGTAAGTTAATTGCTAAGTATTTTTCATTAAAAGAATGTTGTTTAACTAATGAGTTATATGTGAAAACCTTAAAGAAATATATTGTTTCAAAAACACCATTAGGAGGTTTTTTATATAAATTTGATGAAGATATAGTCTAGTCTTTATGGAAACATAAAGTAGTAAAGTATTTGTATATTCGCCAAGCTTTTTTCCAAGTGTTAGATTTTGTGGATACATTAGCTGATCATGTAATCTTATCAGGACACATTAAGGATTAATTGTTAGTTCTTATAAAACCTCTTTAATTGCTGGAATATCCTAAAGACAAAATAACTACAATAGTCAAGAAATTAGACTATGAATGTTTGAAAATATTTTGTATTTTTATAGTGACCAAAAAATTCACTATATGAATGGACAATCAGCAGCCAAGTCTCTAAGTTCATATGAATATGAGAAAGGTTCAACGACTATCAAAACCACTTTTTATAAAGACAAGGGAGTAGAGTACACTAGCAATAGTGGAAAAGGGAGGAATTTACATACAACTTTTATTTATGCTTTGCTAGAAAATAATACAAATAATATTAGGTATATAGGTAAAGCTAATAATGTACAACAAAGATTTAAGTTTCATTTATTAGATAAAGGAAAAAACAAATAAAAGGATATATTTGGAAGTATGTAGATTAAGATATAGTCTAATCCTGTTAGAAATAACAGGTAGAAATGAAACAAGTAGATGATAAAGGTGAACTTGTTATGTCTGCTAATATTGATTTGACAGGTAAAATAAAGTCTTTGATTTGTGCTAATGCTGACGCGATCGGTTACATGTTCCGAAAAGGACCCAAAACCTTCTTATCATTTAAGTCAAATGATGAAGTAACTTGTGGCGCAAGACCTGAGCACTTGAGAAATAAAGAAATAGTTATTGCTGATTCTACTGATGGAGAGTTGAAAATCTCTTGGGATGAAGTATATATGTAAAAAAGTTTAATAATTTAAAAAAGTAAAAGAAATGTTAAGTACAACAGATTTAGGAACAGGAACTGGAATGCCAAAAACAATAACTCCAGGTAATCATGATTTAAAAATTAATGGTATCCATTTAGAGGAATTTTCATTTATTCCAGGAGCTTATTATTTAATTATTGATGTTGAAACAGCACCAATTGAAGGATTTGAAGGTTTCATGATTGATAAAGATGATGAAAGTAAAGGCCGTTTTGCTGGTCAAATTGGTAGAGTAAAAGCATCTCAATATGCATTTGCTGATGGAGAAACTACAACTGGTATTCAGATTAACAGAGATAGATCCCTTATGATTTTCTTGAAAAACTTATCTATGTCTTTAGATATTCTTCCTTGGTTTGAAGCTCAAGACAATAAGTTTTCTACTATTGAAGATTTTGTTAAAAATTTCAATGATAATGCTCCATTCAAAGATGTATATTTAAAATGGTGTATTGCTGGTAAAGAATATATGGGTAAAACTGGTTATTTAAACTATGATATGTATTTACCAAAATCTGCAAATAACAAATTTGCTTTTGGTGCAACAAATAGTACTAAAGTACTTGATTATGTTGAAGCTACACATCTTAAAAAGTTAGTAGTTGAAGAGAAAAAAGAATTTGGTAATGAAGCAGATGATTTTTCATCTACACCAACAGCAAGTTCTGATTTTACTTTAGACTAAAAAATAATTAACCTATAGGAAAGGGAGTTAATAGCTCCCTTTTTTATTCTAATACAATTGCTATGATTTCTACTAAAAATATTGTCAGTGATTTAAGACAAGTTCCTAGTGAATGGATATTTGAGTTTTATGCAAATCTTACAGAAAAATTAGTTGGTCAAGATGTGAAAATACTCTCTCTTTTTGTAAAAGAGAAGACTCCATCTTTTTGTATTTACTATACTCCTCTCAAAGGTTACAAATTCAAAGATTTTTCTTCAGGAAAAAATGGTGATCCGATTCAATTTGTTGTTGATTATTTTAATTTAGCCAATCGGGGTGAAGCAGCTGCAAAAATAATGGATGATTATTCAGAATACATTTCAAAAAATGAAAGTGTGCTTGTGACACCTGTACCTGAAAGTAGATATCAAGTATCTGATTATGAAATTAGACACTGGAATAACTTAGATCAAGAATTTTGGATGAATTACCAAATTTCTTCTAAAATGTTAAGTAAGTACAATGTACAACCTCTTAAGTTTTATACTCTCAGTAAGTTAGATAACAATGGTGACTATAAAGAACTTAAGTTTGAGACTCAGTACATATATGGATATTTTAAAGAAGATGGTACTCTTTATAAGATTTATAATCCTAAGAAGAAAAATAGTAAATTCATAAAGTGCCAACAATACATACAAGGTCTTGAACAGCTTAATTATAATAATAAGTATTTGATAATTACTTCTTCACTAAAGGATCTGATGGCTTTCCAAACTCTAGGTATAAAAAATGTTGAATGCATTGCTCCAGATAGTGAAAATAGTTTTATTCCTGATGCTAATATGCAAAAATTTAAGCATAAGTATTTTAAAACAATTGTCATTTTTGATAATGATGAACCTGGTATTGAAGCTATGGGAAGATATGCTAGAAAATATGGAACACAATATCTTGTATTTACATTAGCAAAAGACATAGCAGATTCTGTTAAAGAGCATGGTATTACAACAACTAGGAATGTACTTTTTCAACTTTTAAAGAACATATTATGAGTTACATAAAAGATCTCACTCTAAAAGCAATGTCAAAAATGCTTGAAGATACTGTAAAAGAAAATAGAGCTTTAGAACTTGAAATGATGGAACAAGCTTGTGAAATCTCACAACTTAGATCACAGCTTAAACTTTTCAGAATTGGACACGGACTTAAAAAACAAATTATAACTGATTTATGAGTATTTCAAATAACCATGGTATATGGAAAAAAATTAATGAAGATGTTTCAATTACAGAGTTAAGAAAAGAAAACAGAGCTCTTGACATGGAACTTATGGAAGCTTATGAAAAAATAAAAAGTTTGGAAAATACTTTGGCCTTTTTAAAGTTAACTAAGTTTGGTACTAAAAATGAAAAATTATGATAGATTTTTGGACATATAAAGGAAAAGTATTTAGTGAATTTGATATTCCTGAAGGAGCAATTGGTTTTATTTATCTTATGACAGCAATAATAGATGGTAAGTCTGTTGCTTACATAGGTAAAAAGAACTTTTTTGCTAATATAAAGAGACCTTTAGGTAAGAAAGCTTTAGCAATTAGTACTGATAAAAGGCTTAAGAAATATACCAGAGTTATCAAACCGAATTTTCTTAATTATTATAGTTCTAATGTTATATTGAAAAAGGCTCATAAAGAAGGTGTAGCTATTAAAAGAGAGATCTTAATGATCTGTTACTCAAGTATGGAGCTTATATATCAGGAAACAAAACATCACTTTGTATATGAAGTTTTAGAGAAAGAAGAGTTTCTTAATGGAAACATTCTTGGTAGGTTTTATAAAACAAAATAGTCTGATGGAAAAAATAAAATTTGAAAAAGAAGAAGTGTTGAACTTAATGAATATGTTAAAGTCAACTGACAACAGTAATGCTGAACTAGCTTTTCAGATAATTGAAAACAGCTTTTCAAAAGAAAGTGAAGGTGAAGCAATATTACTATATAAGTATTCAGGTAGAACAGCGGGAGCATGGGAAAAAAGGGCTCCTAAAGTGTATAATTTTGTCAAAGAACATCTTCAAGGTAATAATAACCTTTCTGCTCCAAGAACACTTACTATAATGTCAAATATTAAAGCAAGTAATACTTCTGTAGAATTATTCATGGAAACTTTTACCAATGAGCTTAAAGGTTACATGGAGCAATTAGGATTTGAAACTGAGAAGTTTGAATTGACAATTAAAATGAAATAATGGATAAAGTTCAGAGTCTTAGTAAGACAAGTAAAGAGCTTATGTTGAAAGAACCTTATTATGGTTACTTTCTTATAATGCTTAACAAAGTATGGAGAAATGATATTCCTACTGCGGGTGTTAGTAAAAATGGTATAAACTACCAGCTTGCTATTAATGAAAAGTTTTGGTTAGAATTAACTGATAATCACAGACTTGGAATTTTGAAGCATGAGCTTCTTCATATTGCTTTTGGACACTTGACTACATACTTTATATTTAGTGACCACAAAATGGCTAATATAGCCATGGATATGGAAATCAACCAATATATTGATAGATCTTGGTTGCCAGGTGCTGAATTTGATCATGCCCAATTTAAAGCTTTGAAAGAAGTGGTGATTAAAGAGTACAAAGAAGCGAAAGAAGCTGGAAAATCAGCAGAAGAACTTGCTGAAATAGAAAAGAAGTTACCACCACGTGGTGTACTATTAGAAGATTATCCTGAGTTAAATCTTGATAAAAAAGCTGGTTGTAGATATTACTATGAAAAGCTTAAAGATGCACAAAAAAAGAAAGAAGAAACCGGTAGTTCTGGTTCTGAAGCTTTTGACCAATTGTGTGATCAGATGGAACAAGGAATGGACACAGGTTCTGAACATCCTACATGGGGAGAGTTTGAAGGAATCAGTGAAGCTGAGCAGAAATTAATTGATAAACAAATTCAAAGAATTCTTACTGAAGCTAAAGAACAAACAATCAAAAAACAAGGTAATATACCTGGTGAAGTAGCTGGGCTTATTAAAATGGAAGAAATAGTTCCACCTAAGTTTGATTGGAGAGGTTATATCAGAAGATTTACTGGAATTAGTACTAAAGTATATACTAAAAAAGTTAGAAGAAAAGAGAATAAAAGATTCTCAGATTTTCCTGGACTTAAAATCAAAATGAAACAACATATGTTGTTGGCTATTGATACTTCTGGTTCTGTAAGTGATACCGAGCTTAAAGAATTTATGAATGAGATTCATCACATTTATAAAGCAGGGGTTGAGATCACAATTATTCAATGTGATACCCGTATCAATAGTATTGAGCCTTATAAAGGTAAAAATGAAATTACTGTAAAAGGAAGAGGAGGAACAAGTTTTGAACCAGTACTTGACTATTATGCAGCTAATGGAAAAAAGTTTACAAGTCTTGTGTATTTTACTGATGGTGAATGTTACACCCGTCAGAAGCCAAAAGGAAATGTATTGTGGGTTATTTCTGAAAGATCAGAATTAAACACGTCACTTCCTGGAAAAGTTATTAAGTTAGAATTATAAAAAATTAAAGTTATGAGTAAGTCAGTTCAATTAAATTTAGATGAGATTAAGGATTTTGTTAAATTCATGGTTAAAAACAACCAACATATTCAAGCACAAGGTAAAGTTCCTGTAGCAATTAATATTGAAGGTGATGCTGGGCTTAATTCAAAATAAATGTGTATCTTTGTAGCATGAGAAAATTAATTTTAGAGTGCTTTCATAAAGACTTAAACCAAAAATGTGGTATTTACAGAATTAGCTGTAATGAACACAGTTATATTGGAAGCAGTATTAATATTTATTATAGGTTAAAAAGACATATATCTGATTTGCTAAAGAATAAACATGCAAATAAATATATGCAAAATGCTTTTAATAAGTATGGGAAGGATAGTTTTAACTTTGAAGTTATAGAAGAATGTAGTAAAACAGTTTTAATTAATACAGAAGCTGCTTATATAGAATCTATGTCTCCAGATTTAAACTTTATTCAGAATCCTGTTGCAGTTATACACAGTAATGAAACATTACTAAAGATTTCCGCAACATTAAAAGAAGCTTATGCTTCTAAAAGGATAAAAAATCCTATTTCCAAAACTGTTTATCAATATAATATAAATGGTTTTTACCTTAAATCTTATGAATCTTGTGCTGAAGCAGAAAAACAATTGAACTTACCAAAAGGAAAAGTTTCAAGAGTAGCTTCAGGAAAAGGATTTTCTTGTGGTCACTATAGGTGGAGTTATGAATTAAAAAATGAACTTAAGGAATCCCGTATTAAACCGGATAAAACAAAAAAAGTTTATGTATATGATGAAAACAACAACTTAGTTCAAGAATGGCAGAGAGTTGCTAATGTAGCTAGTAATCTAGGTATTAGTCAATCAGCAATGTCTATAAGAATTAAAAAAGGTAATTACTATGATGGTTTAAGATATTCATTTAACCCAGGTCCAGGGTAAAAATTGGGTGAATTGCTGGGAGGTCCTAAAGCTTTGTTAGCTACAACATAACCGGAAACGGTAAGTGTGAATGCTTGAAAATAACAAAGATGTCTTAATGGATAATCAGCAGCCAAGTCTAAATCTAAATGGTTTGGAAAGGTTCAACGACTAGGTATTGAAACTATGTAAATAGAATATAATATACCCAAGAGTGCCCAACACTAGAAATAGTGAAGATATAGTCTGAACTATAGTGAAAGCTATAGAAACAAGGATAAAGAGCCTTGTGATAACAAAATGTGGTAAAACATCATCTGTTAAACAGCTTTCCAAAGAACTTGGTATGGATGTGATCCGATTAAATTTAGCAGAGTTTGAGGAATTAGGTGATTTAGTTGGTTTTCCTGTTAAAGAATTTGAAATCCAAAATGCTGAAGGTAAAAAGACATGGATTAATGAGCACCAGATTGATGCTGCAATGAAGAAAGGTTACAAAGTAACTGATAAAAGAATGTCACATGCTGCTCCAGATTGGATTCAAGGTAAAGGTGAAGGTGGATTTTTGATTTTAGATGATTATACACGGGCGGATTAACAAAATATGCATTCTAACAGTTGGTAGATTGAATAAAATGACTATCTTTACAAAAAAGAAGTTATGAAAAAATTAAATCAATTGACTGTTAAACAAATGCATGCGTGTATAGGAATCTATAAAATTACAATAAGTGATAAAGAATATATTGGGAGTTCTTGTAATATAAAACAAAGATTAAAACAACATTTATGGGATTTGAATAATAACACCCATCATAATAGAACAATGCAAAAGTTGTATACTGTATTTGGTATAGAACAAATGTATTTTGAAATTGTTGAAGAATGTTGTGAAAATCTTCTTATAGAAAGAGAAACTTATTATATTACTACACTTAAACCTGTTATTAATCACATTTTAAATCCTCAAAATATTGTTAGAGATATAACATATTTAAGAAGATTAAAAGAAGGCGTTAAAAAATCATATGAAGCAGGTAGAAAACCTGTGAATTTATGTCCTGTGCATATGTATTCATTAAATAATGAATACCTTAAAAGTTTTGAATCTTTGACAGAAGCTTCTTTATATGTTAATGCTAAAAGTATTAATGGTATAAAAGCAGTATGTCAAGATAAAGCTTCTACAGCAAATGGTTATAAATGGTCATATAATAAAGTAACTAATATTGAATCTAGAAAAAATAAATATAAATATCAATCTGTATTACAATATACATTAAGTGGTATTTTTATTAAAAAATGGGATTCAATGAAAGAAGCTGCTATAACATTAAACATTACTAATATTAATAGAGCTATTAGTAAAAATTTAACAGCCGGTGGTTATAAATGGAAAAAAGCATAAAGTGGTTGGTCCGCTAAAAATTCTGTGAATTCAGTGAAACTCTAGAGATAGACAATACTGAGCCAAGCCTTATAGGGATATAAGGAAGGTGCAACGACTAGTATATGGAGCCTAGAACAGGTGGTAAAATACCAAGAGCGCAGAACACATAAAAATATGTGATGATATAGTCTAAACTGTACATATAATCTAATAATAAAAGTACAGAATCATAGGATAAAGAGCCTATGAGATAATAATAATGCACCGCTTTATGCAAGCTACAATGACTCTTATTGATGAGCAAGCTTATGCTTCTTGGAAATTACCTAAAAATTGGCATATTTTATTGACTACCAATCCAGATAATGGAGATTACAATGTAACTTCATTAGATATTGCTCAGAGAACAAGATTTATTTCAACTGAAGTTAAGTTTGATGTAAATGTTTGGGCAAGATGGGCAGAGCAAGTTAATATTGATGGTAGATGTATTAACTTCTTATTAATGCATCCTGAATTAGTATCACAAAGTGTTAATCCAAGAGCTATTACAACTTTCTTTAACTCAATTAGTTCAATTGATGATTTTGGAAAAAATTTACCAATGATTCAAATGATTGGTGAAGGTTCTGTTGGTCCTGAGTTTGCATCTATGTTTACTATGTTTATCAATAACAAACTTGATAAAATTATTAGTCCTGAAACTATTTTGACTAAAGATGAAACATATGTTTTAGGAGCATTAAAAAGTGCTATTGGAGAAGATGATGAGTTCCGTGCTGATATTGCAAGTGTTATTTCAACAAGACTTGTGAATTATTCTTTGACTTTTGCTAATAAAAATCCAATCAGTAAAGATATGGTTCAAAGAATTGGCAAACTTGTTACAGATTGTGAATCTTTTACATCAGATTTAAAATACTATATGATTAAAGAGATTGTCAATGGTAATAAAAATAAATTTGGTGTATTGATGCAAAATCCTGAAATAGTAAGAATGGCAGTAAAATAAACCATAAGTGAGCATTTTCACATAAAACACAATTAACTATTATTAACCAAGATAGGGGGTGATTACATCCCCTATTTTACTTTTAAATGAATATGGAAACAAGATTATATTTTGAACTTACAGGTTTAAGTAGAAATTCCAATAGTAATAAATGGTCTTCATTCAGAGTACATGATATTAGATTGGGAATAGGTGCAAAAGATCCTAAAGATTTTTTTACTATTGATTCTGATCCTTACACTCCTGTAAAAGGAGACAAGTATTATTTTTTAGATAAAGTAAATATACCAAGAGTAAAATTGAAAGATTTTCATGAAGCTAATGGTACTAGAACAGTAAGAGATGTTAATCAAGCAAGTCATATTTTTATTGGTGACAAAACTGTTGAATTATGGACTCATTATTTCTATAGATATGAAGTTGCTACCGTTGTATTTAAAAAATTCATTGAGCTACATGAAAATTGTTTTGACAAAATGGAGCTTGAAAATATAAGACAAGCTTTAGATTGTTATACAGAAGATGTAATTCTTTTACATAACGGAGGAGCTAGACTAATAGAAGATGTTTCTTGTCCTAATTATCAAGCTTTTATTACAGATCCTTGTGTTGATACAGATGGCATATGTTCATATGCTACAACTACATATTTTATTAAAAATGATTATTTAGTTGCTTATAATGAAGTAAAAGATAGTACTTTAAAACATGAATCTTGTTTAAGTAGTGTACTTAATGGTACTAATGCTGCAATAATTGATGAAGAAATGTTTGATAGATTAGCAGCTATGTTTGACAGTAATGATAAAGACAATCATGTTTTGGCTATGGAAATTATGGCAAATTCTCAATATGACAAAAGTATTTATTACATTGAAATTTTGTTTAAGAATTATAATATGCAAATGTATGATACTCCTAGTAAAAGACATGTTAATTTCAAATCATTATTAACTTATGTTGGAAAACAAGGTTATTTTAATACAAGACTTGATGATGTTGTTAAAAGTTTGATTGACAAAAAGGTTTTACAACATGAAATGTTAACAGATTTGATGCATAGATACAAAAATGAAATTATTAATTCTGGTGACACTACTTATTTTAAAGTTAAAAACATAACAGTAATTGAAGAAGTTCACAAAATTGTGAATAAAAACTTTACTTATAACTTGGAAGCTGATTTTGTTTCTGAAGTAGAAGAAGTAATTTCCCTTGAGGAAGTCATACCTAAAGATTTCAAAACTTATAATCCAACAGATGAAGAAGAAACTTTTACTGAATTAAGTGAAGAGCCTCCTGTAGATGAGTTTGAAGAGGAGGAAGAAGAACTTCCAGGAACTATTTCTGAAATAGAAACTGTTGAAGAAGTTGTAAATATTATTGAAGAAGAGGTATTTGAAGTACCTGTTGTTGAACCTAAAAAAGAAGAAGATGAGTCAAGCATTGATTGGTTCTAATGAGGAATTAGAACAATTTTATAAAAAGAAATTTTACTTTAGTTATAGTGGGATAAATAAGTTACTATTTTCTCCAGCTATGTTTTACAATCATTATGTTCTTAACCAAAGAGAAGACTCTACAGATGCACATTTAGTTGCTGGTAGAGTTTTACACTGTCTCTTGTTTGAAGAAGATAAGTTTGAAGAACAATTTCTAATACTACCCGGTAAAGTACCAACAGACAGTCAAAAGAAAATTATTGATAGTATTTTTAAATATCACTTGACAATACAAAACAATACATTATCTTTGTCTGACTACCCTCAAGATATACTCAGTCATCTACTCACAGCCAATCTCTATCAAACTCTCAAAACTGATCAACAAAGACTTGACAAAGTTTTAACTCCAGAAAACATAGAGTATTTTGAATTCTTAAAAGCTAGCCTAGGCAAAACAGTAGTAGATGAAGTGACTCTTACATCATGTAGAGCACAAGTTGAGGTCTTAAGAGCTAATCAAGATGTCAGAGCTTTATTACAGTTAGACAGAGATCCTTTAGATACTTCTATTAAAACTGCTTCAGAGTTAAAATTAACTTATGATCATCCAGACTTAGTATTTGGGATTCATGGTATTTTAGACAATGTTGTTGTTGACAAAAACTCAAAGACCATCTTTATTAATGACTTAAAAACCACTGCAAAATCAATTCAAGATTTTCCTGAAAGTGTAGAATACTATAGATACTGGCTTCAAGCTGTTATTTATACTATACTAGTAACAAATCAATTTTTAAAAGGAAGAGAAGATAAAGATGATTGGAAAATTCAGATTACTTTTATAGTGATTGATAAATACAATCAGGTTTATCCTTTTCAAGTAAGTGAAGAAACACTAGAGAAATGGAAAGCAGACTTCAAAGAGTTAATTGTCAAAGTTAAATGGCATTATGACAATAGAAGATATGACTTACCATATGATCTAGCATTAGGTAATGTAAAATTGTAAAATGTTATGGCTTTAAGTTCAGTGTATAGGAAGTATTTCCAAAAATCCCAAGTATTTATATATCCGTTACTTGGTATTCAAAGAGGAGCAATTATCACTCCCAAATCAACTTATTTGAGTTGGTTTGATAATGTTGCTCTTGAGGATATGAAATTAGTCTGTGTTTATGAAATAACTGACCAAGTAAAGTATGATAACTTTGCTAAAGCAGTTTTACTTAAGCATCCAAGACTGTCAGGTTATGTCAAACCAGATGATGTAACTAGTGTTTTTACTTTTGACTTTTCTGATATGGGTCCTGATTGGATTCATTTCATTAATGGAAAGTATAGTAAAATTGATGTGAATTTAAAGCACAAAATTTTAAATTTTTTTGACAAGTCTAGTGGAAACTATGCTTATGTCAATAGCTATTTATTTCCAGAAAAACATTTTGAAGAATATTCAATCTTGTTAAACCATCCAGTGGAACTCCTAAAAGAAGTTGGTGAGCTTTGTAGTAAACCTAATCTTGAACTAGAAAATTTAGTAATGGAAGTTGCTGATTTGGGAAATATTACAGAAAATAAGTTAAATTTGCAAAAGAATGACAACAACTAAACCAAAATTTATGGAAAACAAAACAATGATGCTTGTTCAAGCTACTTGGAATGAACAACAAACTTTCAGAATGATTCCAATTTCTGAATCTTGTCCTTATGTAGAATGTATTTTTGATCCTGCTACAAAGGTATTTGTAATCATTTCTAAGATTACTAAAGTTAGTTTACACATGTTACCTAAAATGGATGAGAATGGTGATCCAGTAGCATGTAAGTCTCAAAGACCTAATGGTAGAAACTTCAAAGAACAGAGAAACAAAATTGAAGTTTTCCAAGAGTACTATGTTGAAGATAAAGCTGGAGTTGAGTTATTAATTAACATGACTGCAGTTAACTCTGATACATTTCCTTTTCGGTCTTTTATGGCTGAAAACTAATAATAAACTAATAAGAAATAGATCACAGAGTGTCATTAATGATGCTCTGTGTTTTTTAACTAAAACGGGGAAACAGCTTAACTGAATCAGCGTATGAATGAACATGTTAGAACCCATTACGTAATGGATTATGAAACTTTAAAAAATTGTTTCATAGCTGTGTTTGAGGATGTTAGATCTGATAACAAAGAAATATTTGTTTGCCATGAAAGTAGAAATGATATAGTTGCACTTGTCACTTTTTTAGAGAAGAATGTAGCTTATAAAGAATGGCATGTAAGTTTTAATGGTTTATCTTTTGATAGCCAAATCACAGAACACATACTTAGAAATAAACAAGAATTACTATGGGATAGTGGTAAGAATATTGCTTGGTTCTTATATGGAAAAGCTCAAGATATTATTGGTAGACAGAATAGAGGTGAATTCTCTGAATTTAGTCCAAGAGATTTGAGTATACAACAAGTTGATGTATTCAAGCTTAATCACTGGGACAATCCAGCTAAGAGAAGTTCATTAAAATGGATTCAGTTTAGTATGGATTGGGAAAATATCCAAGACATGCCGATTCATCATAGTACTGAGATATCATTTTACCAGATTGACCAAGTTATATCTTATTGTATTAATGATGTTAAGTCTACTAAACAGATTATGTATCTTAGTAAGAGTCAGATTGATTTAAGAAGAACTTTGACCCAAGAGTATGGTATTGATCTTTATAGTGCATCTGAGCCAAGGATTTCAAAGGAATTGTTTCTTTATTTCTTGAGTAAACAAACAGGTTATAAAAAATATGACCTTAGACAACTTAGAACTAATAGAACAGAAATTAGAGTAAATGAGATTATTTTACCTTATGTCAATTTCAAGACTGCAACCTTTCAGAATTTGTTAAACAAGTTTAATGAAATAGTTGTCTATCCAGATAATACAAAAGGAGGATTCAAGTATTCTGTTCAATATAAAGGTGTAAAGACTGATTTTGGTCTTGGTGGTGTACATGGTGCTAAAACTAGTGGTATTTATGAGTCCAATGAAGAAATGGTTATTCTTTCTTCAGATGTTGTAAGTTATTATCCTAATCTTGCTATTAGAAACAAATGGGCTCCCGCGCATCTTCCTAAAGAAGATTTCTGTGAGCTGTATGAATGGTTCTTTGATGAGAGAAAAAAGATAAGTAAAAAGGATCCAAAGAACTATGTGTATAAGATTATCTTAAATTCAACTTATGGTTTAAGTAATGATGCTAATAGTTTCTTGTATGATCCGGAAGTCACAATGAGGATCACAATTAATGGCCAGCTAAGTCTGATGATGCTTTATGAAATGATTTGTGAAGAGATTCCTAATGTAATGCCGTTGATGCAAAATACAGATGGTCTAGAAACTATGATTCCAAGAAAGTACTATGATAAGTATATGGAAATTTGTGAGAGATGGGAAAAGTTAACACAGCTTAAATTAGAGCATGGAACTTATCAAAAATTAGTATTGGGAGACGTTAATGTTAGCGTCTTAACCTTGTGAATTGCTGGGAACTCCTAAAGCTTTATAAACTACAACATGACTTGAAAAGGTGAGTGTGAATGTTAAAAATTATAAAGATGTCTAATGGATAATCAGCAGCTAAGACCCTTTAAAATGGGTAAAGTTCAGAGACTATCGAAACTACAGTAATGTTAACTGGAAAGGAGTAGAGTACACTTAAATGTGGAAGTGCAAGGCAATTGTTAATCTTTTGTTTGATTATAACAATTATATTGCTTATATTGCAATATGAAAGCAAACAAAAATCATAAAAGGTGCGGTATTTATTGTATTAAGAATATTATAAATAATAAAGTTTATATTGGAAAATCAATAAATATTTATAGAAGAATTAATGAGCACATAAACATGTTAAATGCAAAACGTAAAGATGAAAATCCTCATCTTATAAAGGCTTGGCATAAATATGGAGTTAATTCTTTTGAATATAGTGTAATTGAATATTTAGAAAGGGATGAAAAAAATGTTGCAGCAAGAGAATTATATTGGATAAAACAATTTAATTCATTGAATAAAGAATATGGTTATAACTTAAGAAGTGATTCAGATTCAAAAATGATAGCTCATTTAGATACTAGATTAAAGATATCTAACAGACTTAAATCTGAATGGAAATCAGGTATTAGAAATGAACACGGTATTAAATTAAAAAGTTCTTGGGAAAAAAATCCTGCTAGAAAAAAAATGCAATCCTCAATATTGTCAAAAACACTTACTAAGTATGTATATGAGTTATATGATTTAAAGCAGGTTTATATTAAAACTTGTAATTATCAAGAACTTATCAAACTAAATCTTAAAAATTGTATTGCTACATTTT